CCGTGGACCTCAAGGTATATTGGGTCAAGCGGCTAGTCTTCTAACTGGTGGTTTAGATCCGACACAGGCGACAGCACGAGCGGCGGCAGGTATACAGAGCCTGAGAGATCGCTTTGCTCCAGACACGCCCATGCCCGGAGTTATGCCTACGTCTGCACCAGATCGCCCTGCAAGAAATCCAGATCCGTTAGCAGGGTTTGAACAAAGAATTGACAGAGTTCCTACAGGTCGTCCAGCACCAAGACCAGATGCCAGAATGGAAAAATACGCAGCACCAAGACCAGATGCCAGAATTGAGAGAAAGGACCCAATCTTAGATGTGTTTGAACGAGGAGTTGGTCCGTATCTTGATCAGAGTACAGCAACACCACAAAATCCTGTGCCTCGGATTAGCCGAGTTGGTTTTGGCAGGCCATCAAGAGGCGGCTCTATAGATGCAGACAGAAGGTTTGCAAGCACAGTAGACACGACTAACTTGTACGATCAAGGTGGGGGTATGTACAGAACTAGACCTAAACAATCTGCATATGAAAAAGTGTTAGAAATGATGGGCATAAGGCAAGGACGCAGAGGTCCGGCGGCTCAGATATTTGTTCCTAAAGACGAAAGAAGCATATTTGACAGCATAAATTTTGGAGGGATGTTTAAGTAGTGGACGTAGTAGATTTTGTGAAAAAGTATCGGAAGCTCTTGAATACTAGAATAGAAGAGCTTAGTGTATCGGTGACTAGCGGCAGTGCCCGTAGTTACGAAGATTATAAAGCAAGAGTTGGCGAAATACAGGGTGTTGCCTTTGCTCTTGATGAACTTAGATCCCTGCTAAAAAAGGCTAACTATGACGAAGACTTTGATAGTACCTGACTACATCCTTGAGCAGCAACGTGCAAAAAAACAAGCCGAAGAAGCTGCAAAATCTAAATCAATAAAAGAACGAGTGCCACAGCCAACAGGCTGGCGCATTCTTGTTATGCCGTATATAGGCAAAGAAAAGACCGATGGTGGTGTCTATATTCCAGATGCCGCTCGTGAAAAGGAAGCTCGTGCGACAACTGTAGCTTATGTCGTAAAGGTAGGTCCTTTAGCATATCAGGATCCCAACAAGTTCGGTGACGATTGTGAGCCGTGGTGCAAAGAGGGTGATTGGGTGTGTATTGGTCGTTATGCTGGATCTCGTTTCAATATTGAGGGTGGCGAGGTTCGTATTATCAACGATGACGAAGTCATTGCAACCATCATCGATCCCGATGATATAAAGACATACGGAGTTTAGTATGCCTGATGTAGCAGAGAAGCAACAAGAACTAGAATTGGAAGAAGTAGAAGTGGTCGAGGCGGAAGCTGAATCCGAAGCAGATCAGCAAAAGGCAGAAGCCGAGTCACAAGAAGAGACAGAAGCCGAAGAGCCTAAGAATGATAACGAAGATGAACTAGCACAGTATTCAGAGTCTGTTCAGCGTCGCATTCGTACTTTAACAGGCAAGTACCGCGAAGAAGAGCGACAACGTCAGGCGGCGATTGAATATGCCGAGGCGGTAAAAAAGCAAAACGAAGAGCTAAAGTCTAAGTTAGATAATCTTGATAAGTCATATCAAGGTGAGTTTGGTAGTCGCGTCGAGTCTCAGATTGAATCTGCAAAGCAGGCTTATCAAAAGGCATATGACGATGGCGATGCTGAAGCCATGTTTGAGGCGCAGAAGAATTTAAGTAAGCTGGCTTTAGATCAAGCACGGTTAGAAGAGTCTAAATCTAAGCGCGAAGCAGCGACAGAAGCCGTTGCAGCACAACCACAACAACCACAACAACCACAACAACCACAACAAAAGCCAGCACCAGATCCCAAGGCAGAGCTTTGGGCAACTAAAAATGAATGGTTTGGTACAGATCAAACCATGACTTATGCTGCTTTTGGCGTACATAGGCAATTAATTGAGGATGAAGGATTTGACCCATCGTCCGATGAGTACTATAATGAGCTTGATCGTAGAATACGAACCGAATTTCCGCACAAGTTTAAGGAAAAGGTTCGTGATGCGGGACCCAGAGTCGCTTCTGCTGAGTCCACGGCTTCTAAGTCGTCATCACCAAAGAAGCGCAGAACAGTCAAACTTACGCCTTCGCAAATCGCTATTGCGAAACGGTTGAATGTTCCGCTTGAAGAATATGCGAAATATGTTAAGGATTAGGATATGACTGATAGAAAAACTCGTGAATCGACATCACGCGCAAAAACAACACGGCGCAAGCCGTGGACACCACCATCAAAGTTGGCAGCACCTGAAGCTCCAGCAGGCTACTCACATCGTTGGATCCGTACCTCAATACGCGGAGAGGATGATCGTACAAACGTAGCGGCAAAGCTTCGGGAAGGTTGGGAGCCAGTACGGGCTGACGAATACCCGGATATGGCTGATCAATATCCAACTATTGATGAAGGTAAATATACTGGAGTTATTGGTGTAGGTGGTTTAATGCTTGCACGGATTCCAGAGGAAACGGTAGATGAAAGAACTGAATATTATCGGGAGCAGACCCGCAATCAAATGACAGCCGTTGACGATAACCTGATGAGGGAACAACACCCCTCAATGCCTATACATAATGATAGGCAAAGTCGTGTATCATTCGGGGGTAAAGATTAATCCCCTTAACTTGATAAGGAGTAAGCAATGGCAAACGTAAATGTTGCCTTCGGCCTCAAGCCGATCAATACCGCAGGTAGCACTCCGTCTACCCAAGGTACAAATGCATACTTCATCGGCAGCAGCGCAAATGCGATCTATCAGGGATCAATGGTAAAGGCGGATAATGGTGGTAGCATCGTTATCAGTTCTGCTACCGGAGATACCGAAGCTCCCGTTGGTGTTTTTGCTGGCTGTGAATATGTAGATGCCACTACCGGAAAGAAGAAGTTTTCTAACTTCTGGCCCGGTTCGGGTAGCGCTAATACAAATTTTGACATCATTGGATTTGTCCATGACAACCCAATGCAGCGGTTCATTATTTGTAGTGACGCTACGTTAACTGATGAAGCAACTGCTCGGGCTGCTATTTTTGAGAACTCTCAGTTAAATAGTGGTGCAGGCGGTAGCACAACCACAGGTATTTCTAGCGCACAGCTTGATGTTGCGACTCTAGATTCATCTAATGCCTCTCTTCCTTTGAAGATCGTGGGCATTTTGGATGATGTGGAGAACGCAGATTTTACTGCTGCTGGTATTCCCGTGATTGTGATGCTTAACAACCACGCACTGCTTCAGGCTGATTCTGAAGCTGCGATATCGTAAGGGAGTGTAGATAATGGCTATTTCTAGAGCACAACTCGCCAAAGAATTAGAGCCGGGTCTAAACGCTCTCTTTGGTATGGAATATGGACGTTACGAAGGTCAGCATGCTGAGATCTTTGACACCGAAACATCGGATCGGGCGTTTGAAGAAGAAGTGATGCTGTCAGGCTTCGGTGCTGCTCCAGTAAAAGGTGAAGGTTCTGGCGTATCTTTCGACGACGCGCAAGAAGCATACACTGCTCGTTACAACCACGAGACAGTGGCTATGGCCTTCTCAATCACTGAGGAAGCTGTCGAAGACAATCTTTATGATCGTCTAGCATCTCGCTATACTCGTGCACTCGCACGTTCTATGGCACACACAAAGCAGGTTAAAGCTGCATCAATCCTGAACAACGCATTCTCTGCTGGCGCATTTGCTGGTGGTGACGGTGTTGCTCTTTGTGATGCGTCACACCCGCTGACATCTGGTGGCACATTCAACAATGAGCCAGCGACTGCCGCTGACCTTAACGAAACTTCTTTGGAAGATGCGTTGATCAGCATTGCTGGATTCGTTGATGAGCGTGGCCTAATCATCGCTCTGAAAGGAATGAAGCTTATCATTCCACGTCAGTTGCAGTTCGTTGCAGAGCGTCTGCTCGTGTCAAACCTACGGGTTGGTACAGCCGACAACGATGTGAACGCAATTAAGTCAATGGGCATGTTGCCTGAAGGCTATGTGGTCAATGACTACTTGGTTGACACTGATGCGTTCTTCATCAAAACCGATGCACCAAACGGACTCAAGCACTTTGAACGTGCTGCTCTTGCAACCAACATGGACCCAGATTTCGACACTGGTAACATGCGGTTCAAGGCTCGTGAGCGTTATAGCTTCGGCTTCTCAGACCCACGTTGCATCTTCGGATCACCCGGAGCCGCATAAGTTTGGGCACAATAAATTAAGGGGCGACTTCTCAGTCGCCCTTTTTTTATGTATAATACAGCATTCCTGACAGTCGCATGGGGCGGCTGACACTAGCCAAGACAGGAGATCTAAATGGCTAATACTACTTTCAGCGGTCCCGTCCGTTCCGAAAACGGTTTTAAAAATATTATCAAGAACAGCACCACAGGTGCTTTGACTAACGAGATGACTCTGTCAACCTACACAGCAACAATTGATATTGCTGCTTCAGGTACGGCTCATAAAGAGGCATCTATTGGTATACCTTCAAACTTTATACCTATGGGCGTAGCGGTTACGGTTGTAACGGCTGCTGCTAATAACGTAAATCTTGTTGACATTGGTACAGACGCAGACCCAGATGGCTTTGTTGACGGACTTCCTACAATGGCGATCAACTCAGCAGGTTTTAAAGGTTTCTTTGGTTGCAATGGTGTGCTGGGTATGTCTGGATTTGCTGCTGGTCAAGTAGCTACGGAAACCGCTGATGAGGTTGAAGTAACTATTTCAGGTGCCGCAGGCGCTGGTGGTCAGTTGTCATTGAAGTTCTTTGGTATTTCATCTGATTCACCAACAGCATAATAGGAGTCTGACATGGCTGCTTCTATTACGGCAAAAACAGTTACAGCTACTGGCACATTGCTGGGTGGCAGAACTCGTCTGAAAGCTTTCTATGTAAAGACGGCTGGAAGTGGGTCACCTGCGGTGGTGTTTAAAAACGGCAGTGGTGGGGCTACTCAGTTGTCGATGGTGTTTCACACATCTGATGATAATCAAATCACCATTCCTGACCACGGCATGATCTTTGATGATGAGTGTCATGTGACGCTTACGAATATTGATTCGCTCACAGGGTTCTTTGGCTAATGGCTAGAAAGCCATCTAAGATGCCAAAGCGCAACAAAAAGAATTTCCGCCCCACAAAGTCTGGGGCGGGAATGACTGAGGCTGGAGTACGGGCATATAGACGTGCAAACCCCGGGTCTAAGTTAAAGACGGCTGTTACAGGTAAAGTAAAACCCGGTAGCAAGGATGCAAAAAGACGTAAGTCGTTTTGTGCCAGAAGTGCTGGGCAGATGAAAAAATTTCCAAAAGCTGCAAAAAATCCCAATAGCAGACTTAGACAAGCAAGACGGAGATGGAAATGTTAAACATCAACAGTCTTATTGGTGGCGCAGCATTAGCTTTCTTGGGCTGGATAGCTTTGACTGTTGTCGAACTAAAAACAGAAACCGCAGTTATTGCGGTCAAGGTAGAAGAAAACCACAAGATATTATCTGTGTTGTGGGGAGATTTTATGGAGAAAAAGAATGGCAATCTCGCGTGGGTCACTCGCAAACCAAATATCAAAGCCACCACAGAAACGCAAGTTCGCTAGAAAAAGACCAACAAAAAATCCCAAGATTGCTAGAGGATGTGGTGTTGTTCTAAGTAACAAAAGAAAAGTAACTAAACGTGCGAGAAGGAAGTAGCACTATGGCAAAAGATCCAAAGGTCGGCACGGGTAAAAAGCCAAAGGGGTCAGGACGTAGACTTTATACTGATGAAAATCCTAAAGACACAGTTAGTATAAAATTTGCTACACCCGCAGACGCTAAAGCCACCGTTGCCAAGGTTAAAAAAATTAAAAAGCCTTATGCTAGAAAGATACAGATTTTAACTGTGGGGGAACAAAGAGCAAAAGTTATGGGTAAAACAGAAGTAGCTAAAATTTTTCGTCAAGGTAAAGAAAGCATAAGGAGAGCTAAAAAGGATGCCTAAAGATGCATGTTATCACAAAGTTAAACGACGCTATAAGGTCTTCCCGTCGGCGTACGCAAGCGGTGCCATCGCAAAGTGCAGGAAGGTCGGTGCCGCTAACTACGGTACAGGTGGAAAAAAGAAGAAAGCCAAAGGCGGAACATACAAATACAAAACAACAACGATATATTGACAGTGGCTGTATAAGATTAAAGCCACAATAGGGAGAGAAAAATGGTTGTGGCAGAGGTGCTGACGGGAATCGCTTTAGTCCAGCAGTCTGTCAAGTTCATAAAGGAGAATATAAATACAGCCAAGGATCTAGGTGCAATAGCAGGTCAAATAGATAATCTATTGACAGGCGAAAAACAGGTGCAGGAACAACGCGCTAAAAAATCTGGAGTCAGCATTGGAGATCAGTTTGGTATAAAAAGTGTTGCTCAAGAGGTGATAGACGCTAGACTGGCGCAAGAACAAGTTCAAGAGATGCGTACACTTATTGATTTACGTTTTGGTCCGGGGACTTGGCAAAGTATTGTAGATGAGAGAGCCAGACGCATACAACAGGCAAAGGAGCAAGCTGCTGCTGAAAGGCGTAAAAAGATGCAAGAGGCCAAAGAGTTTGAAGAAACTATGCAGCAAGCTGTTTTGATTGGGGCTGTTATACTTATGACTCTTGGTTTGTTTGTTTTGTTATTCACAGTGGTTTTATAAGTTTGGAAAAGACATGGCAGTAAGGAAAACAAAAAGTGGGTTGGCGCTCAAAAGATGGTTCAAGGAGAAGTGGACGGACCAAAGAACGGGTAAACCGTGTGGGCGTCGCAAGGGTGAAAAACGGGGTACTCCATATTGCCGCCCCACCAAACGTATCAGTTCTAAAACCCCCAAAACAGCCAGCGAAATGACATCTGCTGAAAAGCGTAGTAGAATAGCGCAGAAGAAAAGGTTAGGTCAGCCAGCGGGTAAACCAAGACGTGTTAAAGCAGTAAGAAGGAAGAAAAGATAATGGCAAAAAAATTTCCAGATTTAAGTGGTGATGGTAAAGTCACCCAAAAAGATATTTTGATAGGCAAAGGCGTAATAAAAGCAAGAAGAGGTAAATCAGTGAATCTTGTTTGCCCACGCAAGGAGATGGCTGGTGCTTTGGAAATGCCGACAAGAGGCAGAAAAACTAGACGAGTCTAGCATGCGTAAGCTCATAGAGGAGTGGGTTTACAACGATTTAAGTGTGGTTGATCCAGATGTAGGATATGCGCCTTGCCCTTTCGCAAAGAAGGCTTTGAAGGATGGTAAGCTGCTGGTTATAGAGTGCACAGACAAAGAAGACTTATGGCGCACTGTAGCTAAAAAATGCAAGAAGTTTAAGAAGAAACATTCCGTTATAATATGTTTGGAAGAAGAGCCTAGTCAGACATACGAAGAAGTAGAAGCCGCCTGCGTAGCAATGAATGAGTGGTTTGCCGCGAACAAAAAAGATTTATGGCTTCTAGCTTTTCAAACGGACTTCACAATGGTGTTTATACAAAGATTGTCAGAACTTGACGATGCCAGTAGAATACTTGAGAAGACGGGTTATTATAAGACCTATGATAAGAAAGACTACATTAACTTAATACTCAACCGAAGAAGGAGACGGGAAAATGCCCGGAGCTAAGAAAAAAGCAATGAAGCGTATGCGTGGCGGTAAAGTCGTGGCTAAAAAAATGATGGGTGGTGGTGCTATGAAAGCTCCCATGAAGCGTATGCGTGGCGGCGGTGCTATGAAAAAGCCTGTTATGGCTAAAAAAGGTAAGGCAGTGAAGAAGTAAAATGGCGACTTCAGGTTCTACAGACTTTGATCTTGATGTAGCCGAGATCATTGAAGAAGCATATGAGCGGTGCGGACTTGAGGTTCGCACCGGATATGATGCAAAAACAGCGCGTAGATCAATGAACTTAATGTTTGCTGACTGGGCTAATCGTGGTCTTAACTTATGGACTGTAAAGCAGAGCACACAAGCGCTGACTCAAGGCACTGCAACATACACTTTTAACACTAATTTTACAGATCTACTTGAGGTGGTTCTTAGACGCAGTAGTGTTGATACGGAATTGACTCGGATGTCACGGGCTGAATATTTGGCGATACCCAACAAAACAACGCAGGGTCGCCCGAGTCAGTACTACTACAACCGTCAAACAACTCCAGAAATAACATTATGGGCGACTCCAGAAAACTCTACTGATACTTTAGTGTACTATTATGTAAAACGCATTGAAGATATGGATACTCTAATTAATACAGCGGATGCTCCATTTAGATTTCTTCCATGCATGGTTGCTGGTCTAGCGTATTATCTGTCTGTTAAGAAAGCACCTGATCGCGTTCAGTTATTGAAGTCAATATACGAAGAAGAGTTCCAACGTGCAGCGGCAGAAGACGAAGATCGCGTACCTTTAAAAATACAACCTAGTATACAGTACTTGAGGGTTAACTAATGGCTCGGTACGCTTCAGGTAAAAAAGCTTGGGGCTACTCTGACAGATCCGGTTTTAGATACCGCCTGTCGGACATGCTTACTGAATGGAATGGCTTAAAGGTCGGACCAGATGAGTATGAAGAAAAACATCCACAGCTTGAACCTATCCGTCCCGGACCCGATCCGCAGGCTTTGTTCCAACCTAGACCAGATCAACGAACGGAAACAGCGGGTCAAAGACTTCTAATATCTAATCCTTTTCAATCAGGAGCGTCTGGGTCTTCAGTCATAACGGTGTTTGAGCCTTCTCATAATCGTAGTACATCAGATGTTGTTATTTTTCGTAAGGTAACAGCATTAGATGGATTTACCGTTGCTAACTTACAAAAAGCCGCAGGGTACCCAATTACCGTTATAGACTCTAATTCCTATACCATAACTGCTGTTGGCACAGCATTAGTTGGTAATGTAAGAGGGGGTGGAGTTAATGGAACTGTTGCACCGGGAGTGGCTTCAACACCAGCCGCATCGACGTTTGATCAAACAAGTGTTACACTCGACGCGACTAATAAAACTTTTGACGAGGCTTAAATGGCAAAACAAGCGGTAGGGATCGGCACAACTGCAAATGATGGTACTGGTGACACTCTTCGTGTTGGTGCGGACAAGATAAACGATAATTTTGATGAGATTTATGCAGCGTTAGGCAATAGCTCTAACGTGCTAACAGACATCATAGACGCGAATGGTCTTTTGGATGTTAGCTCCGGCGCTAATAAAATAGTGTTCTACTATGCTGCTCTTAGCGATTTACCTAGTGCGTCAACATATCATGGGGCTGTAGCACACGTTCATGCAACGGGTGGCCTTTACTTTGCTCACGGTGGCAACTGGATTAAGTTGAATGATGAGACCAGCGGTCCGGTGACCAAATACACAACAACTGCGGCTAACGGGTCTGCCTATCAGTTTTCTGGACCGGGAGCCACTGCTGGTAACAACCCCAACTTTACCTTTTACAAAGGTCATACATACCTAATAGATAATACGTCATATGTCAGTAGCCATCCTTTACAAATAAGAACGGCTGCTGGCGGGTCAGCTTTTACAACAGGTGTCACAGACAACTTTAATTCTACGACTGGACTAACACAATTTATTGTGCCGCATGAGCCTAGTGATACGTCGTTAGTGTATCAGTGCACAGTTCACGGCAGCATGGTTGGAAACATAACAATAGTATAGCGAACAATAAGATGTCTTTTACATACGCAGAATTAAAAACAGCTATTCAAGATTTTTCTGAAAACACAGAAACAAGTTTCGTGACAAACTTGCCTGTATTCATACGCAGCGCAGAGGACAGAATATTTACATTAGTTGATTTAGAGTTGTTTCGTAAGAATGCTACATCAACTGTTTCTGCGGCGGACCCGTATCTTACAATACCAAGTGACTATCTTGCGCCCTTTTCTTTACAGATCACAACAGCAGGTAGTAAAAACTTTTTGGATTTTAAAGATGTAAACTTTATACAGCAGTACAGCATTGATAAAAATGCAAACGCAGTGCCTCAGTATTACGGAGTCTTTGACGTAGATAATTTTATATTAGGTCCTACACCAGATTTAGCGTATACGGTTGAGCTTCATTACTACTATAGACCAGCAAGTATTACTGCGGGTGCGGACAGTGCAACTTCTTGGCTCAGTACTAACGCTCCAAACACCCTTCTTTACGGTGCGCTTGTCGAAGCGTATACTTACATGAAAGGCGAAGCAGACATGATGCAACTGTATGAACAGAGGTTTGCACAAGAAATTCAACGTCTAAAAGATTTGGCTGAAGCTAGAGAGAATAGCGATGCCTACAGGAGAGGTCTACCTGATAGGCCACGCACATAAGGAGTAAAGTAAGATGGCAACATCAAACGCAGCAACCACCTATTTGGAGAATAAGCTACTTAGCTTTATCTTTAAAAACAACGCGGGGTCTTTTTCATCCCCGGGAAACAGTATCTATGTTGGTTTGGCAACCGCTGTATCTGACGCAGAGGCAGGCTCACTGACAGAGGCCACCTTTGGAAGTTACGCAAGACAACAAGTTACAGCAGCAAACTGGACTTTAGCCTCTGCTTCCACAGATCAGCAAACTATCAAGAATGCAGCAAACATAGAGTTTCCTGCTTCCACGGGCACGTCAAATACAATAACTCATGCCTTTATTGTAGACGCAGCAAGCAGTGGAAACATTTTGTTTGTCGGCGCACTAGATGCTAGTAAGACAATCGCCACTGGTGACATCTTTCGGATAAATACAAACAATCTGGTGATTGAGTTAAAGTAATGGCCTTAGTGCTCAGAGATCGTGTAAAGGAAACATCAACTACCACTGGCACAGGGACTTATACACTGAGCGGTGCGGTTTCTGGTTTTGAAACATTTGGTTCAGTAGGTGATGGTAACACTACTTACTACGCCTGTACTGATGGCACGGACTTTGAGGTAGGCATAGGAACTTATGCATCATCAGGAACTACATTGGCGCGTACAACGATTTTGCAGTCTAGTAATTCAGATGCTGCGGTAAACTGGACTTCAGGAACTCGCACACTTTTCTGTACCCTGCCAGCAGAAAAAATGGTTTTTAATGATGCTAGTAATAACATTCAAGGTTTTACAGACAACAGCTTGGCATTCGCCATTGCGTTAGGATAATAAAATGGCAAACGCTTTTAAGACAAAAACATTTGATGGATCCTCTACGAATGCTAACACTGACATGACCATATATACATGTCCGTCTAGTACTGAAACAACTATCATCGGAATGACAATAGCAAACATATCTACGTCACAAATAACAGTAGATGTTAAATTTGAAAACAATGATGGTAACAATGTATTTCTTATTAAAGATGCACCTATACCTGTTGGATCATCTTTTGTTCCGATTGGCGGAGATCAAAAAATAGTTATGGAAGCATCGGACGTTTTAAAAGTTCAATCAGATACAGCTAACAGCGCGGATACAACATTGAGTATTTTGGAGATTAGCTAATGCCGTATCAGGGTAATCCGCTTGTTAAAGCATTCTCCACAATGAATAAACAAACTATAACGGGTAATGGTGGCACAAATTACACCTTAGATTTTTCCGTTGGTAGCTCTCAAGAAGTCGAGGTTTTTGTCAATAACGTCCGTCAAGAGCCGGGGGTAGCTTATACCGTTGCCGGGACCTCTCTGGCGATGACTGGTGCTGTATCAAACACCGATGACTTTTATGTTGTCTTTCAAGGCAAAGCTCAACAAACAGTTACTGCCAGCGCTGAATCTGTTTCAGATAAGAACAACACGTCTACTGGTTTTTTTGCTGTACCAGCAGGCACAACAGCACAAAGACCGAGTTCCCCCGCAAACGGTCAAATACGAGTAAATACAACTATTGGCTCTTTGGAGTTTTACAATAACAACTCGTGGTCACAGACAAATCTTGTTCCTACGATTAGTTCCATCTCTGGTTCTATTGTTGTATCAACGGCAGGTAACATAACAATAAATGTTACAAATGCTACAGATACCATGGATGTCGTATACAAAGAGGGCGGCACAACTCTTGCAACTACAGCGGGAGTTGCTTTTACTAGCGGAGCCGCAACCACGGCTGTCCCAGCGGCTGTTTATAATCAAAGTGCTGGGGATACGATTACTATAAGCGTAGTTGATAATCAAAATGTTCCATCTTCTAACAGCGTAAACAAAACAGTTGTTGCTCTGGCTAGTGGCGGCACTATAACTACATCGGGTAGTTATTACATTCATACATTTACATCGTCTGGAACATTCACCATTCCATCAGGCTCTACATTCAGTTGTGACATACTTGTTGTTGCTGGCGGTGGCGGTGGAAACCCTGCTGGCGGTGGCGGCGGTGGCGGCGGTGCAGGTGGTTTTCGTTATCTTACATCACAGTCACTAAGTGCAGGTGCAAGAACGGTCACCGTTGGCGCAGGTGGTGCCGCACGAACTGGTGGATATGTCACGGCAACTAACAAAGGTACTAACTCAAGTTTTGATACTGGTGGTGGTGGCGAGATTGCTTCGACTGGTGGTGGTGGCGGTAAATCTGACCATACGTCAGGCGCGGTAAATAATGGTGGTTCTGGTGGCGGCGGTTCTGGTGGTCACAAAACTACTGGTGGCACAGGAAACGAAGGTGGTTACACACCATCAGAGGGTAATAATGGTGGTAATGGTGCTTCAGGAAACTACGCTGGCGGTGCCGGTGGTGGAGCTGGTGCCGTTGGTGGCAATGGATCTGCACCCACAGGCGGGACTGGCGGTGTAGGAGCATCTAACAGCATCACTGGAAGCGCTGTGTTTTACGCTGGTGGTGGCGGCGGCGGCGGTAACGGCGGCAGTGATGCCCCGGGCGGTAACGGCGGTGGTGGCACAGGTCGTGGGCCTAACGGCGGTACAGCAGGTTCTGGAACAGCTAACACTGGTGGCGGTGGCGGCGGCGGTTCTGGTGGCGGTTCTAGCACAAGTGGTGCTGGTGGTTCTGGTATTGTGATTATTCGTTACATTCCATAGGGGTTACGATGGGACATTATGCAAAAGTAGAAGATGGAATCGTTACAGAAGTAATCGTATCATCTAAAGAACACGCAGATACTCTAAGCGGTACTTGGATAAAAACCTCTTATAATACATTAGGTGGTAAAACAAAGAGCATCGTTAGTGAGCCGTTGCGTAAAAACTTTGCTGGCATCGGCATGATCTATGACAAGGATAGAGATGCCTTTTATGAGCAGAAACCTTTTGATAGCTGGACACTAAATGAAGACACATGTATGTGGGAACCACCAGTAAAATACCCGGACGATGGTGGTAATTACAGATGGAACGAAAGTAAAAAAACTTGGGACGTGGTGGAGTAAATGGCGCTTTCTAAAATCAAAACAGCTTCGATGGCGGCTGATGCTGTAGACAACACCATTCTTGATTTGACAAGTGATTATGCATTTACTGGCACGGTAACAGGCGCAAGTGCTTTAGGTGATAATATGGTCATCAATGGCGGGATGATCATTTCGCAACGCGGAACAACATTCGCATCAACAGCAAATACTGCATACACATTAGACAGGATGCAGTGGTATGATACGGGGGCTGGCGTTGTAGATATTTCACAATCAACGGATACACCAAATGGTAATTTTAAAAACTCATTAAAGGTTGATGTTACAACAGCAGACTCTTCATTAGCCGCTGGTGATTTGTATAATATACTTACCCGGCTAGAAGGTTATACCATTGCTCACTTAGGTTGGGGAACATCAGCGGCAAAAACAGTCACTTTGTCCTTTTACATTAAGTCCCCGAAAACAGGTACGCATTCTGTAGTATTAAGAAATAGTGATTCAAGTCGTACTCGTGTTGAAGAGTTTACGGTTAGTGCAGCAAATACTTGGGAAAGAAAGACTATCACTATCCCGGGTGATACTGGTGGAACGTGGCAATCAAATCATACTGTAGGGTTACAACTAATATTTCCACTAGCAGCAGGGTCAACTTTTCATGCAGCCTCTACAGTTGGTTCTTGGGGCACAGACTCAAATAACAGCGGCAATATTTATGCATCATCTAATCAGGTAAACTGTATGGATGATGCTGCAAACAACTGGTACATCACTGGCATTCAGTTAGAGGAAGGTCCGACAGCTACAGCGTTTAAGCATGAAGATTACGCAACCACGCTTAGAAAGTGTCATCGATATTATTTTCGTACAGATAGCTTTGCTTCGGCAGCCGTTCATTTTAATATTGAAGGATTTATATACACCGACACACAATCTAGATTCGCTCTTCAATTACCGACGGTACTTAGATCACAGCCAACCATAACCTTGGTTCCAGCATATAATACCGGAAGCGATTGGCAAACCAACATAGCTGGCATTGGAAATAAAGTATGGACATTAACAGCAACAATTTATCTAACTGGTGGCGCTCATGGCACGGGGGCAAGTTTGTCACCAAGGGTAGATTTTTATGTTACTAACAGCACTTGGAGTAATTCAACTTACTGGGGAAGAAGATGTCAACCTTTTTCTAACACAGGTGTAAGTGCAAATTACATAGAGGCTGATTCGGAGTTTTAAAATGGAAATTAAAGACGCACAGTACATGTCAGCAGATGGTGTTGCAATATGTGCTATAAACGCAACCATTGATGGCGTACCTGTTTCAGTGCCAATGGATCCAGCAAACCGTCACTACGAAGAAATTCTTCGTCAAGTAAAGGCTGGCGAACTTACTATAAAAGAAGTTGACAAGGAAGAATAATGTCATACTTAGGAAAAACACCAACACAAGGCTTTAGACAGAGATTCATATTTACGGCTTCAGGCAGTGAAACATCTATCTCTGGCGCTGATGATAGTGGTCAAACACTCAGCTTTACAGATGGTGAGTATGTTGATGTTATGCTAAATGGCGTACAACTTATTGCAGGTTCCGATTATAACACTAACACAGCTAACACCATCAGCGGATTGAGCGCACTTGCGGCCAGTGACGTTGTTGAAGTAATGGTGTATGATGTGTTTAACGTAGCGAATTTAAGTAGCTACTTCACTTCGGCGCGGGTGCCGTTCACAAGGTTTGATGGAACTGTAAAAAACATACCTTTGAACGCGGATCAGAAGGTGCCGTTCACAAGGTTTGATGCGACAAGTAGTGACTTCTCGCTCACGAATTAGAGGCTGATATGGCAAGACTTGTAAAATCGATTGTAAATGGCTCAAATGTAACAGGGCTTGGAGAAACAACCAGCAGTGATCAGCTTGAAGGACGGTATGCGGTAGCAATTGGCACACTGTCAGATGGTGCTACAATCACGCCAGACTTTGGTGCGAATCAAAACTTTACGGTAACTCTTGGCGGCAATCGTGCTTTAGCTAATCCAAGTAACATGGTGGTTGGTCAAACCGGATCTATCTTTATTGTACAAGATGGCACAGGCTCTCGCACTTTGTCCTATGGCACTAGCTATGATTTTGCTGGTGGAACCGCACCTACACTTTCAACAGGAGCCTCAGCAGTTGATCGCATAGATTATGTTGTTCGCACATCAACCTCAATCCACTGCGTGTTTACGGCGAACTATAGCTAATGTTTAACAATCAGATTATTGCAGGTTCATCAGGGCAGGGGGGTGGTTTTTACGATCATACCATCGATCAGTCTTTACGGTTTAATGATGGTGATACTGCCTATCTTACCTTTGACCCGGCTAGTGCCACCGCAGGAACTTGGACTTGTTCGTTTTGGGTTAAACGCGGCGTCATAAGCACCACGCAATATATTTATTACTCTGGTGCTGTTAATGCTAGAGGTGGTTTTTACTTTTTATCTGATAATAGATTTGGTGTAAGTCCGTTCAACTCTAGCGGAGCAAATGCTAACTTGTTTTCTGTGCCAGTGTTTCGTGACACTGGTTCATGGTATCACATTGTAATGACGGCAAACGCTATCACTCCTGCCAACTTATCGACCAATTTAAATATTTATGTAAACGGTGTGGAGATTTCACACACAAATACTCAACAGTCTTCACCGACTGGTGGTGATAGAATCAATGATGCTCAAGCAAAAAGAATAGGTTCACTAACACCATCGGGTGGGCAGCATTTCGACGGGTATCTTGCCGAGTGGCACTGGATAGATGGGACAGTTTATGACCAAAATAATTTTGGTGAGTTTAAAGATGGCATTTGGGTGCCAAAACAAGTTACGGGTCTCACCTATGGTGCAGCGGGGTACTACCTTAATTTTGCAGATAGTGGTGATATTGGCAATAATGCAAACACCACTGATGGCACAAATGATTGGACTCCGTCTGGTTTAATTGCAAGCGATGTCACCAGTGACTCACCCACATCAAATTTTGCTACCATTGTGCCAATGCCAAATACTTCATTAAGTGAGGGCAATCTAAACCTTACCACAAGTCGAACAGGAAATTGGGACGGCACTATTGGTAGCTTTGGCGTCACCTCTGGCAAGTGGTACTATGAAGTTAGAATGAGTAAGACTGAAACTAATTTTAGATGTGTTGCTGGCTGGCAAGGTAATCAAGCGTCGCAGACCGTTACATACAGCGGTGAAGGCGCAAGTGGGTCTCCGTATGGAACTTTGTTTGACAATTATTTAACTAATGCATGGACCACATCTTATTATAAAGATGGTGGAACCGATGGCACTAAAAGTGCACCATCATCCGGTGATGTAATAAACGTCGCGGCTGACTTTGATGCCGGAAAAATTTGGTTTGGCATCAACGGAACTTACTATGCTAACGATGGCGGGGCAGACGGCAACCCCAGTGCTGGTACAAATGAAAGTTTGTCAGGCATTGATTTAACCGCTGAACAATATGTTCCAGCTTTTCACATACGTTCAGATAGCAGTGCTGGCGGTAATGTAATGATCGTCAACTTTGGTCAAGAAGGCACATTCGTTAACACCGAAACCGCTGGTGGGAACAGTGATACTAACGGGGTGGGTAATTTTTTTAGTGCAGTGCCCTCTGGTTTCTTAGCTCTCTGTTCATCTAATCTACCTGACCCAGAGATTGGTCCCGGAAAGGCCACTCAATCTGACGATCATTTTAATACGGTGCTGTGGTCGGGCAATTCAACAAACAATAGGAGCATTACGACAGGCCACGCAACAGATTGGATTTGGATTAAAAAACGCGGCACAACGGTGCAAAGTCACGTTATTGCAGATAGTGTGCGTGGCACATCTGACAGTAGTGGCACAGGAAATGTTGGCATATTAGCATCAAACCTCGCTAACGCTCAAAGCACTAACTCAAGCGACAGCGGCATAGCATCATTTGACAGCACTGGTTTTACTATTGGGGCTGGCTCTAACACAGCCAATGCGGATTCCGCGTATCAAGGCACAAATGCAAGCAGTCATACTTATGTTGGCTGGTCTTGGAAGGCTGGCGGTGCGCCTACAGCAACAAACACTGAAACGTCAGGCGCGATGACAAGTGGGTCTGTTTTTGTTAATGGTTCATCTACGTCTTTTACACCTCACTCAGACACGACAATTTACCCAAAAAAAATTAGCGCAAATACAACTGCTGGACTTTCGATAGTTCTTTATCAAGGCAACGATGCAACATCAGCTAAAGTTCCTCATGGATTGAACAGTGCGCCAGAGGCAGTAATAATCAAAAATCTCTCGGAAGCAATCACAGGCCCATCATGGCCTGTCGGTCACATAGGCACTGCAAGTGACCCGTGGACGGATTATTTTGATTTGGAAGACAGTGGGGCTGTCCTTGATGCACAAACTGTTTGGTATGATACCGCTCCAACAAGTTCTTTAGTTAGTCTTGGAACTGCTGATAGTGTAAACTCAGGAAGTCAACATATAATGTACTGTTTTCATTCTGTGCCCGGTTATTCAAAATTTGGGTCATATTATGGAACTAATGCTAATTTTCCGAGCGGTCGCTTCATATTGACAGATTTTAGGCCAGCATGGGTCATGGTAAAAGCATCTGGGACCACTGGATCTTGGATTATTACAGACAATGAAAGAGCCACCGCGTATAATGGAGCTACGGCTAGACTATATGCGGATCAATCTGCGGCAGAGACCGCATACAATTCAAACAGAAATGTAGAACTTTTTAGTAATGGTTTTGCGGTCCATGGTAATTCTGCATCCTCTGTAGGTAATAAACTTAACGAAGCCGCTAAATATATCTATTTTGCTTTTGCTGAGGCCCCGTTTAAGTTCGCCAACGCCAGATAAAAGGAGATAGCGAAATGGCATGGAAATTTAATAACGCTGTTATCCGCGTTGGTCGAGCGTGGACAGGCAAAGATGGAATCCAACATCCGGGTAACTGGATGACTTGTTGGTCAGACACAGAAAAGAAGGCCGCTGGATTGGTATGGGAAGATGATCCGGCACCGTTTGATAGTCGCTTTTATTGGGATGCCAAAACACCAAGAAGCTTAACTGATACAAAGGATGAAGACGGCAATGTAGTAGAGGGTCTTAAATCCCTGTACAAAACAAGAACAAAGTCTGTAGCAAAAAGTCTTCTTGAGTCCACTGATTGGCAAATCATAAAAGCTGCCGAAGTATCGTCGTACTCCGTGCCCAATTCAATATTAAGCTATCGTGCAGCGATACGCACTGCAAGCAACAAGATTGAAGCATCGATTGATGGAGCGTCAGACATAAAAGCTTTTATTGCTTTGTTTGATACATTGGAAAATGGCAAGTCTGCGATGGATGATTGGCCCGATGAGTGGAGATATTAAAGATGAGGTGTAGGTATGAGTAATGCCCGTAATCTTGCAAACTTATTAGGTACAAGCACCAGTATTCCCGCAGATAAGTTACCGACAGGTGGTTTGGCACAGGTAAAACATGCTCAAAGCACGGATATATCTAATCATACAGGTGGTTTAGGAACCTTTACAGATTCAAACCTTACAATTAATTTCACGCCTACCTCAGCATCAAATAAGGTATTAATTAATGTTTCATTCATCTATGGCGCTACGGTGTCTGCTGGCAACCAAGTAAGGATAAAAAGAGTAATAGGTGCTACAACAACTTATCTTTATTTTGATGACCCTGCCACAGGAAACACAAGAGCAACACTTGGTAATATTAGGGCGGCGTTAAATATTGCTCAAGGTTTTGGGGTTTTTAGTACAGTTATTGAAGATAGCCCAGCCACCACATCACAAATAACGTATACCATTCAAGGTGAACATCAGAATAATAGTGGCACCTTGTACATAAATGGTAGAAACGATGGTATAATTGATTGTGACAGATTAGGTCACATTACTATTACAGAGCTAGTTAGCTGATGCTAGGCGCGGTTGCCATATCAGAACGAGCCATATCGGATCAAGGGGTTATTCAATCTGCCTCTCAAACATCTATAGCTAACTTTACGCAAACGACTGATTTATCTGGCATATTCAACGGTTCTTCGTCGATAGAAACCTTGTTCTTTAAAGCTACAGCGGCGGCTGGGTTGTTACTCGGTGTTGTAGAGTTAGACAGCAACTTTACACAGTCTGCGGGTGCTGTATTACAAGCATCTGGTGAAGTAGATATTGCATCCGATTTCACACAGACAACGACAGCAGTTGCCGAAGTGGTTGGCACTTCTAGTCAGATAGCTTCATTCTTCCAGACTACGGATGGGACATCAATCTTATCTGGAGATGCGTCAGTAGATTTTAACTTCACACAAACAACGGCACCAACAGCTATATTCAGCGCGTCTTTGTCAGTTGATGGTAACTTTACTCTTACATCTAATGGCGGAATGCTTTTCGATGGGGCATCCACTCAAAGCTTTAACTTCACACAATCTGTGCTGGGTGGTTTCCTTATAAACATCGATCCCGGTGATATGGAGTTCTCCTTTGTTCAAACAGCAAATGGAGACATATTGTGGATTACAATTGACGCAGGCGCAACAACAGAAAATTGGACTCCAATTACCCACTCTGGGGATACATGGACAGAAATAAACGCAAGTGGTACAATCGACACTTGGACAAATATGGTGGTTTAAATGGCTTCAACATATACGGCAAACATAGGTATTGAACAGCCGGGTTCTGGTGAACAGGCTGGAGCTTGGGGTACTACAACCAATACAAATTTTGATTTAATTGATCGCAATCTAAATGGTGTCGGAACCATAATACTCAGCGGGACTACGCATACGTTATCGACATCAGATGGTACGTTATCCGATGGTCATTTTAGAGTTTTGGTTTTAAGTGGATCTCCTAGTGGAACTAATACAATAACCATTAGTCCTAATGATCAAGATAAAGTTTATCTTGTTTACAACAATTCTGGTCAAACGGCTATCTTCTCTCAGGGTAGTGGGGCTAACGCCACAATAGCTAATGGCAAAACTGCTTGGATATACGCAGATGGCGAGGGATCTGGAGCAGCGGTAAGAGCCGTGCCAGCAGACATGGTAGACGATACTACCCCTCAACTCGGCGGCAATTTAGATGTAAACGGCAACTCTATAGTTTCTGTAAGCGGTGGAAACATACCCATTACGCCAGACGGAAGTGGTAAGGTTATTATTGATGGGCTATCACATCCAACAGCCGACGGCACTGCCAATCAAGTTCTAACAACAGACGGAGCAGGCAATCTTAGCTTTGCTAATGCGTCGGCCTCTGCGTTTCTTTCTGGTATGCTTATGCCCTACGCAGGGACTTCAGCACCCACAGGGTGGGTCCTCTGTTACGGTCAGTCATTGAACACATATACATATAAAGATTTACACGCTGTTGTATCAAACACATACGGGGGCACTGCATACAACGCAGGGGTTACCGATCAAAATGGTGCAACCACGGTATTTAGTGTCCCTGATCTTCGTGGGCGAACTATCGCAGGTCAAGATGACATGGGTGGCGCGAGTGCCAACCGTTTGACTGGTCAAACTGGTGGACTTGATGGGGACACATTAGGTGCATCAGGTGGTGTTGAGACACATACGTTGACTGAGGCACAACTACCGTCTCACACGCACGAAAATACCTTCGGTCTTGCGTCAATCAACTCTAACTACGCATCAGGCATTACAGGTCTTGTGCCTACAAGTCCGGGTGGTGGAAATGACACTCGTGCTACAGGTAGCGGAAGCGCACACAACAACGTGCAGCCCACTCTCATACTAAACTATATAATTAAAACATAGGTGGTTGAATGCCACTTTCAAAGTTACAGTTTAGACCGGGCGTAAACACTGACCTTACATCATACTCTAACGAAGGTGGTTGGAGAGATAGTGACAAGGTACGGTTTCGCTTGGGTTTTGCAGAAAAGATAGGTGGCTGGGAAAAATACACGTCCAACACTTATTTAGGTGCGGCTCGTGCTCTGCATAACTGGATAGCTCTTGATGGTTCAAACTATTTAGGTGTTGGAACACATCTAAAATATTACATAGAAGAAGGTCAACTATTCAATGACATCACACCTATTAGAGAGACCACATCAGCAGGTGACGTAACCTTTGCAGCGACAAATGGTAGTTCAACCATAACTGTGACAGATACAAGTCACGGTTGCCAGCAAAATGATTTTGTCACCTACTCAGGTGCAGCTTCTTTGGGCGGCAATGTAATCGCTTCAGTACTGAATGCAGAACATCAAATCACTCGTGTAGTTGATGCTGATACATATGAAATAATTGTTAGTGTTACAGCAAACGGTTCAGACACAGGCAACGGTGGCGGCTCTGTAGTAGGTGCGTATCAGATAAATGTTGGACTAAATACAACCGTTGGTGGCACTGGTTGGGGTGCTGGTTTGTACGGGGGCACTACGACGGGGGCACTTCAAACAACATTAAACGAGGGCGGTACTTTAACCGCAGGTGATACCACTATAACTGTCACCAGCACCACAGGTATTGTGGCAACTGATGTTGTGTTGATTGACAATGAGTTAATACTTGTTGGCGGTATATCTAGCAATAATTTAACAGGTTGTACAAGAGGACACTCTGGTACAACTGCAACAACACATGTTGACGGAAGCACAGTCAGATTGGCATTAGGCAACGCTGACCCGGCTGACGATTTCTTTGGTTGGGGTAGTGCAGCGTCAGGTGGTCTTACAACTACAACACAAATACGTTTGTGGTCGCATGACAACTTTGGAGAAGACTTACTTATTAATCCAAGAGATTCAAAAATATTCTATTGGGATAAAACGAATGGATTGGCAACAAGAGCAGTTGAACTAAACACAATTACAGGCACAAAGAGAAGTGTCCCCACCATCTGTCGTCAGATAATGGTTTCCGATAGAGATCGTCACGTTATCGCCTTTGGATCGGATGGATTGAATTCAAGCAACACAGCCACGGACGGTGATGGTATACAAGATCCGTTGCTTATAAGATTCGCTGATCAAGAAAATCCCACAGAATGGTTTCCTACAGCCACGAACACAGCGGGAGACTTGCGGTTAGGTGCGGGGTCCGAGTTTGTAACAGCCATAGAAACAAAACGTGAGATACTGGTTTGGACAGACACGGCGCTTACGTCCATGCGTTTCATAGGTCCGCCGTTCACTTTTGGTCTACAACAATTATCTAGTAATATCACAGTGGCAGGACCAAATGCGGTCGCCTCGACCGAAGACTTTGTATTCTGGATGGGCATAGACAACTTCTATGTTTATGCTGGGCAAACAGCACAGCTACCATGCACCGTTAAAGATCATGTGTTTCAAGATATAAATCTTGAGCAGCTAGATAAAGTGTATGCTGGCGTCAACTCAGAGTATGGAGAGGTACAGTGGCTGTATCCATCTGCTAGCTCTTTGGAAAACGATAGATATGTTGTATACAATTATCTAGAAAAGATATGGTATTATGGCACGTTGGCTAGAACTGCGTGGTTGGACCGTGGAACTCGGAGCTTCCCAATGGCAGCAGAATCAGGCTATTTATACAACCACGAGTTTGGTCACGATGATGACGGATCTGCAATGACGTCTTTTATAGAGTCTGCTGTAATGGACATACAGGATGGAGATCACTTCTTGTATATTCGTAGAATAATACCTGATCTAACATTTGCAGGATCAACGGCACTTAGTACTCCACAAGCCACCTTTACGGTGAAGGCTCGTAACTTTCCGGGTAAAAACTTTACAAGTACGGGATCTGGCACGGCAACTAGAACACAGGTCACACCTGTGGAAGAATTTACAGATCAGGTACATGCAAGAATTAGAGGCAGGTCTTTTGCGTTCAGGGTTGATAGCACCGCGCTTGGATCAAAATGGAAACTAGGTAGCCCACGAGTGGACATAAGACAAGATGGTAGGCGCTAATGTCTAGCACTCAAGTACCACCACCAAGACTACCAGAGCCGACACAAGACTATTCTGCATCGTACATGCAGGATCTTATCAGGGCACTGGAGATATTTATTGAACAGGAACGCAACCCCGGTGAGTTGCGCGGCACAAAGATAACACTAACTGACCTGCCTACAAGCGCCACTGGACTTGAGACAGGTGCGCTGTATAATGACAGTGGTACAGTAAAGGTAGCGTAATGGCATTATTTGGTGATCTAGGAAAAGCAATAGGACTAGACAACGTAGATACTGGTGATGCCTTGGCATTGGCTGGCACCGCTGCTGGCTTTTACTTCGGTGGTCCGGGGGGAGCGGCCCTTGGATCTGGGATCGGCAGTCTAGCTGGTGGCAAGTCTGTCAACGATGCTTTGACAAATGCTGCGCTAGCCTATGGCGTTACAAACTTTGTGTCACCAAATCTAATGAGTAAGTCAGCGCAGGCATCTACTTCTAACGTATTTGGCCCAACAAAGATGCAAAAATCTTTGTATGGTGTGCCTACAACAGCCACAACAGCCACCGTTCCACAAACATCTACCTTTGGGGACTCTTTAACACCAGAACAGGTCAAAGCTGCTGGAGAAGCCAGTAGTTCTGGTGGCATTGGTGAGTTCTTCAGCAACATGGACACAAGCGATTACTTACTTGCTGGTAGCTTGGGTCTTGGTGCCCTTGGCGCGTTCCTTGGACCTGAAGAACAAGAGGCTGGTGGTACACCTAGACCAGACCCACAAGGCAAGGCTTGGGATGTAATGTTCCAAGGCGAAACATACGACCTTGACGATCCAGCACAAAAAGAAGCATACACACAGGCCAAGACAGCCGCACAAAAGCCAGACTTTGAATATGATCTAGATGCTGTACGGTCGCCGAAAAACCCCATTCTACTAGCACAAGGCGGTGCTATGGGTTATGATGTACCCGTAAGAGGTGAGGTCTCTGGACCCGGAACAGGCACCTCTGATTCAGTGCCTGCTAGATTATCGGATGGAGAATTTGTATTAACCGCTAAAGCTGTGCGCGGTGCAGGCGGCGGAGACAGAGACATGGGAGCAGCTCGTCTCTATGATATGATGGCAGAATTGGAGGCCACAGCGTAATGGCAACACAAACACAAGAAGTAACTCAAAGATTACCAGAGTTCCAAGAAAAATTTTTAGCTGACATATTTGCACAGGCAGAGGCGCTAAAAGGAACAGGTATGCCGTTTGCTCCTATACAAGTGGCTGGCATGTCTCCTGAGCAACTCCAAGCAGCACAATTAGCCAGTTCAGGCGTTGGTTCATATCAACCGTTTTTAGCTGCGGCGACTCAGTTTGCTGGACCCGGCGGCGCTGCCGCGTTTATGAATCCATTTGAAAGTGCTGTCATAGATCAGGCAATGCAGGACATTGCTCGTGGTGGTGCTATGCAACAAAACCAGTTAGCTGGTCAGGCTGTTGGTGCAGGAGCTTTTGGTGGTTCTCGTTCAGCCGTTGCGTCTGGTGAGCTAGCTCGTGGAACCTTGGAGCAGCAGGCTCGTACCGCTGGTCAGCTTCGTGCGTCAGGATTTCAACAGGCGCAGCAGGCAGCGGCACAGGCAGCGCGGCAGTTTGGTCAGTTGGGCACAGCCGCGCAGCAAATGGGCGTACAAGATATCAACACGCTTCTTGGCATCGGTAGCTTGATGCAAGGTCAGTCACAACAAGAGCTAGACGCTGCACGTCAGAATCTGTTAGCACAACAGGCACTTCCGTTCCAAGAAATTGGTTTCTTGTCAGATATTTTCCGTGGTGTGCCTGCGTTGCAGCAAACAACCAGCACACAATTTACACCAGATCCTAGCACTTTCCAGCAGCTTGCGGGTCTTGGTATTGCTGGCCTTGGTGCCATGAACTATTTTGGTTAGGAGATAGTCAGTGATTGGTAACGAACTAGGCAGACTTAGAAATAATGTACTAAACCGTCGGATGTTTACAACACCACAGCAACGCGCTGCTTTAGCTCGTGGACCTGTTGGAATTAATGCATCTGGCCCAGAGTTAATAAGAGCGGCAGCAACGGCGCAGGGTCCAGATTTAGGAACTCGTAGAGGCGGCGTTGGAACTGCGGGTAACCTGCCAAATGTTATTGCAACTAATCCCGGATTAGCGGCAGCAAATACAGACCCATCAAAACGTGGAGACAGAAGAGATCGCAGAAGTGCAATAACTAACCCTGACGATACTACTGAAAATCAACCGCCCACAATAACTGTAACCCCACAGTCATCAACTTTGTTACCAAGACCAAAGCCAGAGCCGCCTGCAAGTGATAATGACAAGAAAACACCTAAAAGCGAGATTGATAGATTTTTAGAAATAACTGGGAAAAGACGTGGCTCCACAGGGAAGACGCGCAAAGAAAATTTCGCTGACGCTAAAGATTTCTTAGCGGAAATAGGTATTACAGAAGCAAAAGATGTGCGTACAGATCGTGACATGCTGATGATGATTGGCGGTTTAAAACTGGCTATGGGTTATGGAACTGGTAGCGAGAGTCAAGACGCCGTTAAAGCTTTGAATGATGTTTTAGGTATTTATGTGGGTGGTAAGGAAGCTGAACGTGAAGACCAGAAAGCTATCAATCTTGCTGCTGCAAAACGTGCATTTGACTTGGAAGATGCAGAAACTGCTAGACTTGCCAAGCTAGATGAAATCGAGCTTGAAGCCATAGCTGAAAACATAAAACAACCTGAGAAGCTTAAACTAGCTAAAGCATTAATGGATGAAGATCCAAATTTAAGTCTGTCTGACGCCATGGCTGAAGTTAACGCTCGTTCTAAGTCCAGCAGTGCTTCGTTAGAAATACTAAGCACAATAAAGAAAGATTTCCCCGGTATAAAAGGGGCTTTCCTACGCGCTATCAATAGTGCCGGGGGTCTTCGTTATGTTATTGAAAACATGACGCCAGAAGCTATTGCAGCTAATCTTGGTGAAGACTACAGTACCCCAGAGGGTAAGGCAAAGGTGGATGCGTTTATGGGGCTGACAGCGCCGCCTGCGGATGTTGATGGAACTCCAAACGATTCAACAGGCGGCACCGGAATTATCGTCACCCCGGTGGACTAGGGGGCTTAAATGCCAGAGTTTATGGTAACCATGCCAGACGGGCGCAAGTTCAAAGTAACAGCGCCTGAAGGCACTACATCTGACCAGATACGCGCTGAAGTTGAAAAGCAATACGGCAGCGCTGCACCTGACAAACCTGCCGCACCCGATCCTGAAAACGAAGGATTAATACAAGAGTTTGGTGAGGGTGTAGCTAGTGGTGTTATCGAAGCTGGCGCTGGTATAGCTGAATTTGGTTTAGCTGGCGTTGATTTACTAGCAGACACAGACTATTCACGAAAATTCACAAAAGCCAAGGATGAAGTTAAGACGAGCTTGGGCATCGATCCTGTGGGTTCTGTTGGTGAAATCACTGAAGCAATCACACAGTTTGTCGTACCCGGTCTTGGCGCTGCTGGCCTTGTTGGTAGAGCCGCTAAGTTACGCAATCTCAGTAAATCCGCAGTAAGAGCAAGACAGATCGGCGCTGCTGGTCTGACTGACGCCATGGTTGCCTCTGACGGTACAACCACCATCGGTGATTTTGTTGACAGTGGTCCTACCATGACATCCGAGGACATAGGTCTGTCAGGTAGAGAAGAAGCAGCTAGGCGTCTCGGTAATAAGTTCAAGGTTGGGTTGGAAGCCGCAGGTGCGACAGCGGCCCTTGAACCTTTGTTTAAACTTATTGGTGCTACAGGTAGAACGGGACTCAGGCTTACCGCTCGGACAAGCGAAGCTGTTGGGCTAAGTCAGTTGATTGCAAAGGGTGGTGAAAAAATTAGTGGAAGTGCTGCTAGTATTTTAGAAAGAAACCCCATGCTAGACCAGATATTTGGTCGATTACGGTCTCGTGGATTCTTACCTGTTAATATGTTTGAAAGGCGTTCAACTCTAGCAGGTGAGGTTGAAAGCGAATTAACTAAAGCTGCACAAAACATTAAACGATTTGAAACTTCACTTGACAACCTATTTAAAAACAAAAGTGCGTCATTCCACAACATACTAAGAGATGGGACGTCAACAACTCGCGTTGAAGCTGGTAACTTGTTCTATGGGTTCTTGACCCGCGATCCGGGGTTTGTTGACGCAGCTAAACGTGAAGCGGAACGATTGGGCATTGATAACTTTGATGCAACCAAGTCAGTGGACTTAGCAAAGGTGCTGCCTGACTTTATGCGTGACGATGCACTTGCAGCGCGTAATCACATTGAGCAGCTTACAAGAACTATTTCTAGATCTGATTTTGTTCAATCAGGTGTAATCCCAGACGTACAGAATGTTATCAACGATAATCTGTCCGAGTATGTGCGCCGTAAATTTGCCGCATTTGAAGACCCTAACTGGTTTAAGTCTGATGAGTTTAAGCAGAGCTACGACAACGCAATTGATTTTTACAAGCAGGAGCCAGCCGCTGCGCGTGAATTGTATGAGCGTTTCTTTGGTCCAGTGCCCGATGATTTTACAACAGGTGTAGGAGTAAACGAGCGTGTTGCCGACGCATACGCAGAGAATATTGTTGATGCGTTTGTCAACAAGTATAAGAAGCCAGCCCCAACCAATAGTCAGGATGGCACAATAAACAGGGCCGTGCGTGATCGATTACGCACATCCATACTGACAAACAAACCTATTAAAGAGCCTGTTCTACGCGCCATTCTTGGAGAAGTTAAAGATCCGTTGGATGCATACGTTGCGACTGTTGGAGATCTAGCTGAGTTTCGTGCCGTAGATTCGTTTTACAACTATGTGCAGCGTGAATTTTTAGATCAAGGTGATGAGATACTTTCACCAGAGGCATACAGAAGGTTGGGTAGTGAGCAGCAAAAAGAATATGTACAGTTAGGTGAGATACCAAGAACTGTCGATAACGCAGGCAACCCACTACCTGCAAGAGAAATGAAAGATATACAATACGGAGCGTTGCAAGGACAATATGTTAAGAGACCAATCTACAACGAGCTTACTCGACTGACTGTACCGGACGGTACAGCAGGTAGCTTTATATATCGTGCGACTTGGGGTAACTTCCTGAAAGCCAAGGGTGCAACACAGTATAGTAAAACAGTTCTGTCTCCAATTACGCAAGTTCGTAATGTCATATCTTCCGCTTTATTCGCCGCAGCGCAGGGTAATGTTGGTCGTGGTGGTAATGTTGGAGACTCATTAATGTACGTTCTTAACGACATACATAAGATGGGTAACAGACAGCGGGAAGTATACTATAGAAAGCTACAGCGTCTGGGTGTTGTCGGCACACAAACTCAAATTAAGGAAATGGATAAGTTGATCGAAGAGGGTTTGGGTGGATCACTCAAGGGCCAGCTTGATGATATGGGTGTTAATGTCACTAGAGAGAAGGGTTCGATACGACGCACACTTGGTAGATCACGACTCGGAAACTTGTTAGATTCAGCAATTATTGAACGAGGCAGAAAAGTAAGCAGAGGTTTCCGTGATTATTACCAAGGCGGTGATGACATTTGGAAAATATACAACTTCGACTTTGAGCGTAACAAACTGATACGCGCTTTTGATGGCGATCAGGTTGCGGCGGAGCGTTACGCAAGAGACATGGGTTTTGATGATATTGACTCCTATGCTGCTGACATTGTCAAGAATGTAGTTCCAAACTACGAGCGTGTGCCTGAAGCTATTCGTTTGTTACGAAAAGCACCGTTTGGTAACTTCATTGCCTTCCCTGCTGAGATCATTCGCACCAGTGCAAATACACTGAGCTATGCAGCTAAAGAGCTAGCCTCAGACAACAAAAGAATTAGAGAGATCGGTATGCGTCGCTTGATGGGTTTCATGTCAACTGCTGCCGTTACTGGTCCAGCGGTTCAAGGCACAGCTATGTACGCTCTCGGCGTTGGTGAAGATCAGATGGAAGCTCTTCAAAGACGTGTTGCTGACTGGAGTCGCGCATCTACGCTTATACCAACGAGTGTAAAGAAAGGTAAAGACGACAAATACTACGTCAGTGGCTATGTAGACTACAGCTATACAAACCCTTATGACTACTGGATGCGTCCAGCAAGGGCCATTATGAATGCGTACAACAACAAAGAACTGAACCAGTACGACATAGATAAGTTTATGACGGATGCCACGGGTAGCGTCATAGCTGAAATGTTCAGCCCGTTTGCTGATGATTCAATCATAGCTGAAAAGATAATGGACGTTGCTCCGTTTGGTCGTCGTGGTCGAACCAAGACGGGTGCTGTTGTTTATGATGAAGGCGCTGGTGAATTTGCAGTTGACAGTGGCTTTGAAGCTGTAACTAAAAGCATGGCGCACATTGCCGACGCCTTTAACCCCGGAGCAGTAGAACAATTTATAGGCGGCATTGGCCCACGACCAGAACGTGGTGGTGCTGTTGGGTACAACCCAAGTCGTATTATGACTGCACTCACTGCCCCTGATGGGAGAGACCCACGCGGTAACGTGCGTAAAATAGAAGGTGAGATAGCATCTATCTTTACTGGGCTGCGTGAGGTAGAAGTAAAGCCAGACAATATTGTTAAGTACGGAGCCTATCAGTACGGCGATGCTGTGTCCGGTGCACGTCAGATATTTAACCGCGCTGCTCGTGTGCAGGCTGCAATAAATCCAACAGATATTTTGAATGCGTACAAAGACACAAACGCTAAGTTATACCGTGAACAAAATCGCATGTACGGTATGATACAGGACATGAGAGCGCTGGGTATGAGTGATCTGGAGATCAAAAAATCCCTACGTCAACACAAAGTTGGTGATGTCGCTAAATTAATGCGCGGTGAATTCACACCATTCAACCCGTCTGATGAAGTAAAAACGGCTGCTCGTAAAACAATCAGAGAATTCGGTGGTGAGTTTCCAATGAGGCAACTTATAGAAGAACGCAGAAAAGTATTGCGTATCCCGTTAACTGGAAAGCCAGTTGAACGTAAAGCTATGGGTGGATCAATTGATGTGCAAGATGATAAGAAAGAACGTGTACTAATACCAGATCGTATAGGTGATGAATACAGGATAGCACCACCAACTCCAAGTTCTGCTGCTCCGACAACTCCTCCTGTCGTAGCGCAATCGGCGGGGGCTGTTCCAGC